TTAATTTTTTGTAATCGCCATGCGGAACAATGTTTAACGTTCCGACAGCATCCATTTGTATTTTTTCGGGCGCATTGTAGCCTAAAACCTTACTAATACTATCCAATGCTTTTAATATTCATCCTGTGTTCGACTGCAACACGAATAGCATTACCACATTCAGGGCAAATACTCATTTTAATTTTTACATCTTTATCTTCCATTTTACTTTGATTTGAGAAGCACGAAGCGTTCCAACATTTTGTTTACTTTTTAGGTTTTGGTAAGGTCCATATTACCCCATTAATCCATACTTTCATTTTTATTTTTTATCAGAATGTTATTTAACCCGGCAATAGCATCATCGCAAAATTTGTTGATATCCCTTCGCCATCAAATACCCCCTTGATTTTCAGGGTTGATTTCATTGATAACTAAACCCAAATTTTCGGGGTTCTTTTTGTAAAGTGTGCTTATTTTTCTAATAACACAAATATAGTATCAAATTTGATACTTTCCAAATCTTTTTTTTAAAGTAGTTACATATAAAATTCACAACTAAATGATTATCAATATGTAACTACTTCGCAAAAAAAATGCTTGGAAGTATATAGGGTAATAATATATTTATTATGGTATGTATGGTAGTATATATATTACTATATATCTATAATATAATAATAGTTACTTTAGTTACTTAAGTATAATAAAAGTGAGTGTGGTAAATGGTTTTGTTTATGTAACTATTTTTAAAATTGTGGTTACTATAGTAACCAAAGTAGTTACTTATTTGGCAGGAACAGCAATAAAAATATGTACTTTTATTAAATTTATCATGTAAAAATACATGATAAATTGCCTATTTTTGTTATTGTTGCCCACTTATCACGTAAAAAAATACACGATGTTGGACAAAAAAAGGAGAGAGGTTTTAATTATTCTATCAAGCATTGAAGTGAATGAAAGTCGAAATTTTGTTTTTGCTTCAAAAAGTAGGTATCGCAACTTTCGCGAAGCCTTTAAGAGGATAATTAAACCGGATAAAAAGTTTACCTTTAGGCGTATAGATGATTTGGAGTATAAAGTAATACGCATATTATGACCGAAGATAAACTGCAAGCGATGTGCTTCCAATGGGCGTGGAACACACACCCATCCACCAGGAGGCTACTGTGGGCGGTACCCAATGGCGGATGGCGCAACACTATTGAGGCTATGAAGTTAAAGGCTACCGGCGTGGTTAAGGGTGTGCATGATTTACACTTTTTTTGGCATGGCAGGCTTTACACCTTCGAGCTGAAGGTTAAGACCAATCAATCAAAAGAGCAAGTTGAATGGGGTAAAATAGTGTCATTACATGGTGCAGAATGCTATGAAGTGCGATCTTTTGAACAATTTAAAGAAATATTTAGTAATTTAGTACTATGACAGCAAAGGAGATAAGATTTTGCCAGGAATACCTTATTGATATGAATGCTACACAGGCGGCAATAAGGGCTGGATACAGTAAAAGGAGTGCGAAAGAAATAGCTTCAGAGAACTTAACCAAACCTAATATAAAGGCGTGGATTGAATCGCAGAGGAAAGCTATCGAAAAAAGAACCGAACTTACTCAAGACAGAATATTGGCCGAATATGCCAAAATAGCTTTTTTTGACATACGTAAAATATATAATGACGACAACACTCTTATTGATGTCAAAGATATGGATGCCGACAGCGCAGCCGCAATATCCGCAATAGAAACATTTGAGGAACTTGATACCGAAAGGGTCGCCATCGCGCTTACAAAAAAAATAAAGTTGTGCGATAAAATAAAAGCATTGGATAGTATTAGTAAGGTTTTAGGCTACAATGCGCCCGAAAAAATACAAATGGATGCTGTCGGAACGTTAAACATTGTTCCGCATGGCGATTACAAAAAATTAAGTTCGGATGAACACGAAATTGAAGATTAGCGAACTGCCGGTTTCTCCATCTATTTTTTACCCAACATACGAAAGTAAACACAGGCGCATAATTCATCAGGGTGGACAATATTCAGGCAAAACGGTAAATATAATCATAGCGCTTTGTTGCCATGCTATTTACAACACATCCAGGCGGCTGGGGTATAAGTCGGAGGTAATTACCATTACAGCCGAAAGCATGCCTTCATTAAAGGGTGGTGCACTTAGGGATTTTGAAGACTTTTGCTTGCCATACCTTAATCAATTTATTTTGCAGTACAACCGCAGCGACAGAGTTATTACCTTTAAGAGCGGGTCGAAGATGGAGTTTAAATCGTTCGACATGGAACGCAAGGGTCGTGGCGCTAAACGTACACGGTTGTTTGTAAACGAAGCAAACAGCTTTGATTACATGACCTTCTTTCAGTTGGATAGCCGAACCGATATACAAACAATTGTTGACTACAACCCAACGGTGCAGTTTTGGGTACACGATGAATTGATAGGGCAGCCCGGCAACCAACTATTCATTAGTGACCATCGGCACAATCCATTCCTTACTGAGGAAAAACACGCGCAAATAGAGGGCATAAAAGACGAGCAATTGTGGCGCGTTTATGCACGCGGAAAAACAGGCAATATAGTCGGAACGATTTACCCAAATTGGAAAGTAATTGAAGAAATGCCAGTTGAAGAAAACGTATTTTGGGGCCTCGACTTTGGATATACAAACGACCCTACCGCATTGGTTAAATGTGTGCGTATTGGCGAAAACATATTTATACACGAATGTTGCTACACGGCCGGGCTTACACCATCGCAACTGCTATCAATATTGAAAGCAAATGGATATAATGATGATCAGGTGGTTTATTGCGAACATGATCCTGATATTATTAGCCAACTATCCGAATTGGGCATTATCGCCATCCGTGCAAGAAAGGGGCCTGGCTCAATAAATGCCGGAATATTAAAAGTAAAGGAGTACAATGTTTTTTATACCTATACTTCAAAAAATATAAAACTGGAATTAAATCGTTATGTTTGGACTTTGGATAAGCATACTGGCAAACCAACAAATGCACCGATAGATAATTACAACCACTTGATGGATGCTGTGCGTATGGCTGTTTACACAAGGTATCACATGGGGGAATGAAAAACCCCAGCATAGAGGAATGCCGGGGAAATTTTATTAAAATAAATCCACTAGAACACAAATATAATGCAATGCTATTAATATTACAAATTTCTTGTGGTTATGTTATTGGTGCAATTTTTTGCCAGTTTATTGAATTTTTAATAATAAAAAGAAATGAAAAAAAAAGACATCGCTAGGGTGTGGCTAAGGCTGCTCTTTAAATCAATTTGGCTCTGTATTAAAGCCCCATTTTGCAATATTGAAAAAGAATTGGCAGAAGTTGAGGTGGAAGCCGATATATTCTTTGGGAAGTAATTTATTTTACATAATTTTATCTCAGAATGGGTTTTTCTCAAAATTTATTTGGAGCAATTGCAAACAACTTTGTGCCGCCCGTAAGCACACAAGCGGACTTTATACCAACAAACAGCATCGGCGACACGTTGGACATAAAGGGTGCCGATGCTACCTGGTTGGGGCTTAGGGGGGTAAATATGCAATATTGGGCTTATGTTTATTGTGCGCCGCTGGCTTCGATAATTGAAAAAATAGCCGATTGTGATATTAACGGGTATCCTGAAGTGTTAAAGTTGAGTGGCGATTACACGCAATCACCGGTTGCAAAAAGGCTTTCGGGATTAATCAGCAAGCCCAACGCCATTCAAACATGGGGGCAATTTAGGGGCGAACAGGTTGTATATAAGAAAATTTTTGGATATTGTCCAGTTCTTGTAATTAATCCAGCTGGCTTTATTGACAATACCTACGCAAGTTCCATGTGGAACCTTCCACCATGGAAGGCATCGCCGGTAATAAATGGGAGCTTTAGTTTGTATAAAAAGGATGGCCCAATATCCAGTTACAACATAACGTTGTATAGCGAAACGCTGAACATTGATGCTAAGAACATAATGCTACTTACAGATGGCTTTGCCATTGACGAAGGCTCGCAATTCAGTTTGCCATTGAGCCGTGTGGCTGGTTTGGATTACGCAGTGAGTAATATATGTGCAGCTATGGAGGCCGATAATGTTTTGTTGCGAAAAAAAGGCCCATTGGGGGTTTGGTCAAACGACCGTCCGGCAGATTCATTTCAGGCGTACGCACCCATGCGCAAAGATGAACGCGATGAGCTACAGAGCGAACTATCAAAGTACGGGTTGAAGTTCAACCAATTTCAGCAGCTTATATCACGCTCAAATATTAAGTATGTTTCTGCCGGGTATAATGTAAAGGACTTGATGACAAAAGAAACCGTCAGGCAGGGTATTGAAACCTGTTGCGATAAGTTCAATGTACCAAGCGAGGTGATGTCTTTTAAAGATGTTACATATGCTAACAGGGCAGCTGCGGAGCAGTTTATGTATCAAAACAATATTATACCTGGCAATATGCGTGATATGCGCGTTTACAACGACTTTTTTAATTTAGCCGCCAACGGATTAAAACTTTGTTGCGACTTTGACGACCTGCCCGTATTACAGGAGGATGCCAGTAATGCCGCCACCGCAATGAACACAAAGACCGATGCGCTGGGAAAACAATACAGGGATGGATTAATTACCAAAAACGAATATCGCCAGGCGCTAGGGTATGACGCAGTTGCCGGCGACGACAAATATTACAATGACCAACAAGATCAACACATCGCGGGCGCAGGAGGTTGAATTCTGCATTAAGGATTTTGACGATTTGCCATTGGCATTGGAGTACGATGTTACTACAATAACGGATTATAAGTTTGTGTTTATTGCTGAACAAAACGGCAATGAATTAGAAACTTACGAGATTTTGGCGGGACAATTAAGTACCGACTACTTAATTAAGAACGTCAATGTATTGGATATGCAGGCGATGTTTGAAGACCTTAGAACAAAATGGGTGTATTCAGTTCCGGTGCGCATGGTTATGATAGTTACCGATGACGAAGGAAAAACGTATGTTCACTTAATATTTAATATTTATGCAAACAACTATGGGGAAAGTTTTGAAGACATATCGCAAACAATGAGCATCATAAATCAAAGGATGGGAGAATTACCCACAGAAGAATTGCAAAAAGCTACAGAATACGCTTATTTACTAGCTGATACTTTTGAGATTGACACTCAAGAAAGCATAGCGGGCGTGGATGCATTGATGAAACAATTTGGTATATCTAGCAAAGACGCTTATAATTTAATCGCTCAAGGTGCTCAGCAAGGGCTAAATCAAAACGGAGATTTAGCTGACCAAGTTGCAGAGTATAGTGTATATTTTGCAGATATGGGGCTAGGTGCCGAGCATATGTTTAACACCATGGTCGCAGGGGTTAAAAGTGGTGCTTATCAGCTAGATTATCTAAATGACGCAATGAAGGAATTGGGAATTAGGACAAAAGACAATTCTGATGCAACAACGATAGCATTTAACGCAATGGGTCTTAACGCTGCAGAGTTAACATCAGCATTTGCCGAGGGCGGAGACGCAGCAATGGGGGCTTTAGGTATTGTAAACAAAGCCCTTTTTAACACAGAAAACGAGGTTACAAAAAATTCT